CTTCCTCACTATCGATTGGACACGACTCGACCAGACCAACCCTAGACAAATACACACACACTTTTATCTAAAATGGCTCCCCTCTCGAATCATTATCTCACACGGATACCATCCAACTTATGAATACGAAGAATACCCTGATCTCACACCAGACAAACTCTATGAACGAATGGACAACCTTATCAATTTTGATATGAATTGGACACTCAATATGACTTTTATCACCGCTGAAGGCTATGCCTATAAGCGAGAATATGGAGGCGAACCCTCAGGACGACTGCCCACACAGTTATTCCAGTCTTACTCTACTCTGTTTGTTATAATCCACGCACTAATTGCTTTTGGCTGCACAGACGAAGAAATTCGCGACATACTCCTATATATAATGGGCGATGACACGACTCTCCTCACTCTCTGGCAACTATCAAAGCTCCATGCTTTCCTCGAATTTCTTTCACCCTTTGCAAAACAAAGATGGAACATGACTATCTCAGTCGAAAAATCCGTCATCACTATGCTCAGAAATAAGATTCAGACCCTACAGTATGAATGCAACTATGGATTACCCAAACGCCCTATTGGCAAACTACTTGGCCAACTCATCTATCCAGAACACGGAATGAAGACCAAATACATGTCTATGCGCGCTATTGGAATCGCTCAAGCCGCTTGCGGAATTGACGAAACCTTCCACTCACTATGTCACGACGTATACAAACTCTACCTCGACGAAGCTGACCTCAGCTTTGAAGCTTATGAGAAAACTTTCAAATGGTTACTTGGCTCACAATCTCCCGAAGAGACAGCTAAAACACACTATATGACAGAATTCCCATCAATTGACTACGTTCGAAACATGATCTCCTACTACCACGGTCCCCTATCTTATGAACCGAAATGGAACTTGAAATATTTTAAATTCAAGCCCGATTATGCCCCCGAAAACTATGAAACTATGTCTATGTATAGAACACGACTCGGCATCACGCCACGCTCCCCTATGCGACTCCCAGACGAACTTATAGTCGGTAATTTGACCGAACAAGAATTATGATTTTTCATTTTTTGATTTTTTATTTTAACTAATATTTATCATTTATGACTCTTTTATCACATAAAAAAAAAAAAAATGAAAAATCATAATTCTTGTTCGGTCAAATTACCGACTATAAGTTCGTCTGGGAGTCGCATAGGGGAGCGTGGCGTGATGCCGAGTCGTGTTCT